ACATATTCAATCAATCAAACGTTAATCCGTCTTTAAGAGATGCAACAGTCAACAACTACAAACCACAAAATGAAAAACAAGTACACGCTAAACAAACAGCAATAGAGTATGTACAAGGTTTCTCTACAAAAGAACCGAAATCATTAATATTGCAAGGTTCATACGGAACTGGTAAAAGCCACCTAGCATACGCTATCGCAAAAGCAGTCAAAGCTAAAGGGCATACGGTTGCTTTTATGCACATACCAATGTTGATGGATCGTATCAAAGCGACATACAACAAAAATGCAGTAGAGACTACAGACGAGTTAGTCAGATTGTTAAGCGATATTGATTTACTTGTACTAGATGATATGGGTGTAGAGAACACAGAACATACTTTAAACAAACTTTTCAGCATTGTTGATAACAGAGTAGGTAAAAACAATATCTTTACAACAAACTTTAGTGATAAAGAACTAAATCAAAATATGAACTGGCAACGTATCAATTCAAGAATGAAACACAATGCGAGAAAAGTAAGAGTAATCGGAGATGATTTCAGGGAGCGAGATGCATGGTAATAACAAAACAAAATATAAAAGAAATATTACATTGTAGAGATGTATATGCTCAAAAGATGATTGATTTTGCAAACGGAGACCAAGAGAAACTTAAAAAACTTATTGATGATAAGTTGAAAGAAAAAGAAGAAAGATCCGCTATCGTCGAATATTAAGGAGTGTTAAAAATGCCGAAAGAAAAATATTACTTATACCGAGAAGATGGCACGGAAGATATTAAGGTCATCAAGTATAAAGACAACGTAAATGAAGTTTATTCGCTCACAGGAGCCCATTTCAGCGACGAAAAGAAAATTATGACTGATAGTGACCTAAAACGATTCAAGGGCGCTCACGGGCTTCTATATGAGCAAGAACTAGGGTTACAAGCAACGATATTTGATATTTAGAGGTGGATGATGAGTAAATACAACGCTAAGAAAGTTGAGTACAAAGGAATTGTATTTGATAGCAAAGTAGAGTGTGAATATTACCAATATTTAGAAAGTAATATGAATGGCACTAACTATGATCGTATCGAACTACAACCGAAATTTGAATTACAACCTAAATTCGGGAAACAAAGACCGATTACGTATATAGCCGATTTCTCTTTGTGGAAGGAAGGGAAACTGGTTGAAGTTGTAGACGTTAAAGGTAAGGCGACCGAAGTTGCCAACATCAAAGCGAAGATATTCAGATATCAGTATAGAGATGTGAATTTAACGTGGATATGTAAAGCGCCTAAATACACAGGCAAAACATGGATTACTTACGAGGAATTAATTAAAGCAAGACGAGAACGCAAAAGAGAAATGAAGTGATCTAATGCAACAACAAGCATATATAAATGCAACGATTGATATAAGAATACCTACAGAAGTTGAATATAAGCATTTTGGTGATGTGGATAACGAAAAAGATGCGCTGGCAGATTACTTATATAACAATCCTAACGAAATACTAGAGTATGACAATTTAAAAATTAGAAACGTAAATATAGAGGTGGAATAAATGGCAAGAATTACCAAAGAAACAAAAACTGTAAGCGACGGTTATTCAAGAGAAGACCGAGAAACGACATTGAACTATGATTACGAAAATCAAGAATGGATTGCTTACTCATCGGTACCGACACATATTACTAGAATGACAAAGTTGTACGGCGATGATGTAGAGGTATTGGAACGATTAGAATCTGGGACTGCGGTATTGGTTAGGGCGAAACTACCTAAAAGCGCAATAGGTTTTAGAAAATTAATGTCTGAAGAGCGACGACAAGAATTATCTGAGAGAGCAAAAAGAGCTTTTGGTCATTAGTGCTCGTGAATATAGGGCGAAAAACGACCAAAAAGACACACTAATACTTTTTAGGATAAATAACATCCGGAGAAAAAAACATGAGCTTTAAAAATTTTAACACAGGATAAATACAGAGGTGGAATAAATGAGTATCGTAAAGATTAACGGTAAACCATATAAATTTACCGAACATGAAAATGAATTGATAAAAAAGAATGGTTTAACTCCAGGAATGGTTGCAAAAAGAGTACGAGGTGGCTGGGCGTTGTTAGAAGCCTTACATGCACCTTATGGTATGCGCTTAGCTGAGTATAAAGAAATTGTGTTATCCAAAATCATGGAGCGAGAGAGCAAAGAACGTGAAATGGCTAGGCAACGACGTAAAGAGGCTGAGCTAAGAAGAAAGAAGCCACATTTGTTTAATGTGCCACAAGTGCATCCAAGAGGACGTTATGCGTGCTACCTGATGGAAAACGACATATTCGTGAAAGTTAAGAAGTAGATCATGACAGATAATGCACGCAAAGAATACTTAAACCAATTTTTCGGCTCTAAGAGATATCTGTATCGGGATAACGAACGAGTGGCACATATCCATGTAGTGAACGGCACTTATTACTTTCATGGGCATATCGTGCCAGGTTGGCAAGGCGTGAAAAAGACATTTGATACAGCGGAAGAGCTTGAAACATATATAAAGCAACATGGGTTGGAATATGAGGAGCAGAAGCAACTAACTTTATTTTAGAGGAGATGGAAATGATGAATAACCGCGAACAAATTGAACAATCAATTATCAGTGCTAGTGCCTATAACGGTAATGACACAGAGGGATTATTAAAAGAGATTGAGGACGTGTATAAGAAAGCGCAAGCGTTTGATGAAATACTTGAGGGTTTACCTAATGCTATGCAAGATGCACTCAAAGAAGATATTGGTCTTGATGAAGCAGTAGGGATTATGACGGGGCAAGTGGTCTATAAATATGAGGAGGAGCAGGAAAATGACTATTAGTGTAGGAGATAAAGTATATAACCATGAAACAAACGAAAGTCTAGAGATTGTGCAATTGGTCGGAGATATTAGAGATACACATTATAAACTGTCTGATGATTCAGTTATTAGCATTATAGATTTTATTACTAAACCAATTTATCTAATTAAGGGGGACGAGTGAGTGGAATGGAAACGATTAAAAAATGTGGTGCCGCACCCAGTTATCAAAAATAAAAACTTAAAGTCGGTATACGTAACAAAAGATAATGTGCAAGAGCGTTGAAAAAGATTTAGGTTTCTTTGAAATTTTTAGTGAAGAAGTGTTATTAACTTGATTTTTATCATTTCAAAGGATGCCTATTTACATTATTTGGATTAATCCTAAACATCAAAAGACGCATAGATATTACTTTGCTAACGAGCATGAGATTGAAAGATATTTTGAATTTTTGGAGGACGAGTAAATGCTTGAAATCATCGACCAACGTGATGCATTGCTAGAAGAAAAGTATTTAAACGACGACTGGTGGTACGAGTTAGATTATTGGTTGAATAAACGCAAGTCAGAAAATGAACAGATTGATATTGATAGAGTGCTTAAATTTATTGAGGAATTAAAACGATAGGAGATAACGAATAAATGAATAATTTAACAGTTGATCAATTACAAGAGTTATTACAAATACAAAAAGAGTTCGACGATAGAATACCGACGCTGAACTTAGGAGATAGCAAGATTGCATATGTAGTTGAATTCTTTGAATGGTTTAATACATTGGAAACGTTTAAGAACTGGAAGAAGAAAGCAGGTAAGCCGTTAGACGTACAGTTAGATGAATTAGCTGACATGTTGGCGTTTGGATTGAGTATTGCAAATCAACAAGAGGTAACGAACGAAAAATTAGAATATGGATTAAGCACTCTTAGAAAAGATGGGTATCTTTACAATGAATCTCAATCCGTTTGGGACTTTATGTCAGATGTATCAAACGTTGGTTTAGAACCTTTAAGTGCAGTTATTATACCACTAGATATTGCTTACAACTTATATTCTATCGACCAACTCATTGACGCGTACAAAAAGAAAATGAAAAGGAACCACGAAAGACAAGATGGAACAGCAGACGCAGGAAAAGGATACGTGTAAAGACATCTTAGATCGAGTCAAGGAGGTTTTGGGGAAGTGACGCAATACTTAGTCACAACATTCAAAGATTCAACAGGACGTAAACATACACACATAACTAAAGCTAAGAGTAATCAAAGGTTTACAGTTGTTGAGGCAGAGAGTAAAGAAGAAGCGAAAGAGAAGTACGAGAAACAAGTTAAAAGGGATGCAGTTATTAAAGTGGGTCAGTTGTTTGAAAATATAAGGGAGTGTGGGGAATGATTAAGCAAATACTAAGATTATTATTCTTAATAGCGATGTATGAGCTAGGTAAGTATGTAACTGAGCAAGTATATATTATGATGACAGCTAATGATGATGTAGAGGCGCCGAGTGATTACGTCTTTCGAGCGGAGGTAAGTGAGTGATGAGAATATTTATTTATGATTTGATCGTTTTGCTGTTTGCTTTCTTAATATCCATATATATTATTGATGATGGAGTGATAATAAATGCATTAGGAATTTTTGGTATGTATAAAATTATAGATTCCTTTTCAGAAAATATTATAAAGAGGTAGATAAAAATGAACGAGCAAATAATAGGAAGCATATATACTTTAGCAGGAGGTGTTGTGCTTTATTCAGTTAAAGAGATTTTTAGGTATTTTACAGATTCTAACTTACAACGTAAAAAAATCAATTTAGAACAAATATATCCGATATATTTAGATTGTTTTAAAAAGGCTAAAAAGATGATTGGAGCTTATATTATTCCAACAGAACAGCATGAATTTTTAGATTTTTTTGATATTGAAGTCTTTAATAATTTAGATAAGCAAAGTAAAAAAGCGTATGAAAATGTTATTGGATTTAGACAAATGATTAATTTATCAAATAGAGTTAAGGCAATGGAAGATTTTAAGATGAGTTTCAACAATGAATTTAGTACAAATCAGATTTTTTTTAATCCTTCTTTTGTTATGGAAACAATTGCTATTATAAATGAATATCAAAAAGATATATCATATTTAAAAAATATAATTAATAAAATGAATGAAAATAGAGCTTATAATCATATTGATAGTTTTATCACTTCAGAGTACCGACGAAAAATAAACGATTATAATCTTTATCTTGATAAATTTGAAGAACAGTTTAGTCAAAAGTTTAGAAGAAGCAGAATTTCGATAAAAGAAAGAATTATTATTAATTAAAGCAAGACGAGATTTAAATGATGTGGATTACTATGACTATTGTATTTGCTATATTGCTATTAGTTTGTATCAGTATTAATAGTGATCGTGCAAGAGAGATACAAGCACTTAGATATATGAATGATTATCTACTTGATGAAGTAGTTAAAACTAAAGGGTACAACGGGTTAGAAGAATACAGGATTGAATTGAAGCGAATGAATAACGATATTAAAAAGTAATTTATATTATCGGAGGTATTGCATGTATAGCAGGAAAGAAATACGTGAAATGATAGATAACTACAAATGGATGAAGAACATAATAGACAGTAAAGTCTACGATAACGAAAGTACATCAATTGCACAATATGGTTATCAATCTGCGATGCCAAAAGCAAAAGGCACGACTAGCAATAAAGTTTTAGTGAAAGTTATAAACAAAAACAAAGCGCTTAGAAAGTACGATTACTTGATTAAGAAGATAGCGTTCATTGATGAATATGAAGAATACATCACGAATGAAAAAGATTATCATATTTTACAAATGTTAAAACAACGAGAAAGCCATAATAGGATCATGAGCATTCTTGATATAGGCAGAGACAATTTTTATTCTAGAGTAAAAGATATAGTAAATATACTTTATAACTTGCAACAAGAAACCGACACATCGTACACATCGGACAGTTCGGACACATCGTACAAATCGTACACATCGGACTAATTTTGATATGACATATTATTTTTTATTATAATAGCTGCGTAGCAAAACATTTATATTTATTTTGAACTCTCACATTAAGTGAGGGTTTTTATTTTTATAAACAAGAGGTGGAGAATGGAGATATCAAAGTATCAAGAGATAGCTACACGTACACACAATGATGAATTGAATTTAAATGAATCTATTACTTGTTACGGTCTAGGATTATCTCAATCTACAGGTAATGTCACAGATCTAATTAAACAACATATGTTTTGTAATGTGCCGATAGATAAAGGAATTATGATAAACGAACTTAGCGAATCGTTATGGAATATAGCTAACCTAGCTAACGTGCTAGGTATTAACTTAGATGCGATAGCTGGTCATAGTGTTAACGCTATTATGATGAACAAACCTAATCAATCTATCGATGTGGACAATGGTATAAAGCAAGGCGACAAAGTATTGTTACATGGTAGTGAGTATTATGTCGATGGAGTAATAGGAAACTTGTTATTAATTAGCAATGATGAAGACGATAGACAGGTGAATATGCAAGATGTTAAGAAAGTGAACAAGGAGTGATGTACATTGTCTATCATGAAACGATGTAGTCATCCAACATGTAACACATTGATTAATCATAATGAAAGTTATTGTGATAAACACAAACGATATGCAAATGATAATTACAATGATGTGAGACGTAGAAACGATCCAGAGTATGTAAGATTTTATAACTCAAGTCAATGGAAGAGATTGCGTGGAATCGTACTGATGGAAAATGATTATATTTGTAGATTGTGTGGACGACAAGCGCAAATGGTTGACCATATTATTCCAACAAAAGTTGATTGGTCAAAACGGTTGGAAAAGGAAAACTTGCAGCCTTTGTGCTTTGAATGTCACAACAAAAAGACGAAAAAGGAACGAAGGGAAGTCCCCCGCATCAAATAACGGGGGTGGTAATAATAGCCTCGCGAAACGATGCCCATATATACTAACGAAGAATTCCCTTTATTTAAGTTTTTTAATAGGAGGTGCTAATTTATGGCGGGTAGACCGAAGAAGCTTTTGTCAAATTCGAATAAGAATTATACAAAAGAAGAAATTATTGAAAAAGAGCGTCAAGAAGCTCAATTAAATAAATTTTCTAAAATTGATACTGAACCACCACACTTTTTAGATGAAGTAGCGAAACAAGAATACCTAAGAATTGTACCGCACATGCAAGAATTGCCAATTTCAAACCTAGATAAAGCGCAATTAGCACAATATTGTAGCTTTTATAGCGATTTTGTTAAAGCAAGTTTAATTTTAGAACGTGAAGACTTGATGTTAGAAGACGACAGAGGAAACAAAAAGGTCAATCCAGCGTTCAACGTTAAAGAAAAAGCGGGTATTCGAATGCAACAAACAGCTAATACTTTAGGTTTAACTATCGATAGTCGATTGCGTATTATGGTTCCTGAAGAAAAAGAAGACGATGACCCGTATATGAAATTTGCGAGTGATGACTAATGATAGATTATGTTACTCAATATGCAAAAAAGGTGGTTTCAGGTGAAATATTAGCAAGTAAGAAAAACATACAAGTGTGTAAACGTCACCTTTCTTTTATAAAGAATCCGCCGAATGGTTGTTATTGGGACAATCGTTTGGCTAATAAAGCGATTGAATTTGTCGAAATGCTACCAGATCCCAAAACAAACGAACCTATGCCACTGATGGAATTTCAAAAGTTTATTGTTGGTAGTTTGTACGGCTGGCGTAGAGGTCAGTACAGGATGTTTACTAAAGCTTACATAAGTATGGCTAGAAAACAAGGTAAATCTTTGATTGTATCTGGTATGTCTGTAAACGAATTACTTTTCGGACAATACCCTAAGTTCAACAGACAGATTTATGTAGCTTCATCAACTTATAAACAAGCACAAACAATATTCAAGATGGCAAGTCAACAAGTAAACCTAATGCGTAGTAAAAGTAAGCTTATCCGTGAAAAAACAGACGTAAGAAAGACGGACATTGAAGATGTATTAAGTAGTTCGGTGTTTGCGCCTCTGTCCAATAACCCAGATGCGGTTGATGGTAAAGACCCTACAGTTGCTATTTTAGATGAATTAGCAAGTATGCCAGACGATGAAATGTATTCAAGGTTTAAAACGGGTATGACATTGCAAAAGAACCCTTTGACATTGCTTGTTTCAACAGCTGGGGATAATTTGAACAGTCAAATGTATCAAGAGTACAAATATATTAGACGTATTTTAGAAGGTAAAGTTAAAGCTGATAATTATTTTGTATATTGTGCTGAAATGGATTCGCAAGACGAGGTTCAAGATGAAGCGAAGTGGATAAAAGCCATGCCACTTTTGGAATCGAAAGAGCATAGAAAAACAATTCTACAAAATATTAAGTCTGATATACAAGATGAATTAGAAAAAGGTACGTCGTATCACAAAATATTAATTAAAAATTTTAATCTGTGGCAAGCACAAAGAGAAGATAGTCTTCTTGACATAACAGATTGGGAACAAGCAGTAACAAATACACCTGATATCAAAGGTAAAGATGTTTATATAGGAGTCGATTTATCAAGGCTGGACGACTTAACCTCTGTAGGTTTTATTTTCCCTACTGATAATAAAAGTGTGTTTTTAGATAGTCATTCTTTTATAGGTTTAAGAACTAATTTAGAACAGAAGATTAAAAGAGATAAAATAAATTATAATTTAGTGATTGAAAAAGGCGAAGCAGAAACAACTCGCTCAGAAAGCGGAATGATAGATTATAAACAAGTTATAGAATTCATTATTGATTTTATAGAAACGCATGATTTAAACGTAAAAGCCGTCTGTTATGACCCGTGGAATGCTCAAAGTTTTGTTACAACCATTGAATCTATGCATTTAGATTGGCCGCTTATTGAAGTGGGACAGAGTTTTAAAGCGTTATCGCAATCGATCAAAGAATTTAGAATGTGGGTTGCAGACAAAAGAATACAACATAGTGATAATACATTACTTACAACAGCAGTCAATAACGCTATTTTGATTCGAGATGGAGAGGATAATGTAAAAATCAATAAGAAAATTAATAGACAGAAAATAGACCCTATTATTTCGATAATAACTGCTTTTACTGAAGCAAGAATGCATGAGTTCCAAGAAGATTGGACAAAAATATACGAAAGTGAAGAGTTTGGGTTTTAAAGGTGGTGACAGTATGAATTTAAATAAAATAACTGATGTCTTTCATTTATTGGTTGCTAATTTAGTTAGCATCCTTTTTTTATTAGGATTATGTATTGTGAATATCTCTATATATAAAACTTTTAGTCAGAACATGGGATTGCTAGCAACTGGCATTATTTTAATAGTTATTTCATTGATATTAAACCATGAAAGCAATCAAGAAAGGAGGCATTGATCTTGGGTATTTTTTATAAAACTGAAATGCGTGATTTAAAATACAACGAAGAAGATTTGCAAATGATGGTACAAACGTTACCTGGCTTTCAAGGAACAAAACTACGCGAATATGAGGGTATAGAAGCTATTAAACATAGCGATATATTTACTGCAGTTATGATGATTGCATCTGATTTAGCACGTATGCCAATTAGGTTAATATCGAATGGACAAATTGATTATGGCAATAAGATTGTAAACCTATTGAACAATCGTCCTAATCCGATGTATAACGGTTATATTTTCAAGTTAGTTGTATTTGCCAGCGCATTATTAACTTCACATGGATATGTCGAGATTGCTCGCGATAAAATCGGTAAACCAACAAATTTAACGTTTAGGAAAACCTCAGAAGTTGAATTGAAGTCAGACAGAAGAGGGCAACCTTATTATTTTCACCAAAGAGTAGATGATAACGGTAGAAGAATTCAACGTAATATTAAATTCAGTGACATGCTAGATGTTAAATTTTATTCCTTAGACGGTATAAACGGTTTATCACTACTAGATACTTTAAGTAGGACTATTGAATCTGATAATAACGGCAAGGATTTCCTCAATAATTTCTTACGTAACGGTACGCATGCGGGCGGTATATTGAAGATGAAAGGCGTTCTGGAAAATAAGACTGCAAGAAATAGAGCAAGAGAGGAGTTTCACAAAGCTTTTAGCGGGACAAAACAAGCTGGTAAAGTCGTTGTTTTAGATGAATCTATGACATTTGACCAATTAGAGGTTGATACAGAAGTTTTAAAGCTTATTAGAGAAAATAAATCATCTACAAGAGAGATAGCAGGTGTGTTTGGTATTCCTTTGCATAAATTCGGTATAGAAACTTCGAATATGAGTATCACTGACGCAAACCTTGATTATCTCTCAACGTTAAAACCTTATATCACTTGTGTTTGTGCGGAATTGAATTTCAAGTTTAATAACGAACACGAAGATGTGAACCGTGAATTTAAATTTGACACCACTGAAATACGTGTGGTTGATGAAAAAACGCAAGCTGAAATCGATAAAATCAATATTGGTTCAGGAAAAATGAATATTGATGAAATAAGACAAAGAGATGGCTTGGCACCGATTCCAGATGGTTACGGAAGTATTCACAGGGTTGATTTGAATCATGTGAATATTGCGCTGGTGGATGAATATCAAATGAATAAATCAAAACGCATTGATAATAAGCTGAAAGGTGATGATGAAAATGGCTAAATTAATTGTGATCAAAGGTCCGCCTTGTGCTGGCAAATCAACAATGGTTCAAAAGAGATTATCAGACAAGGATGTAGTGTTTGATTGGGATTTGGTGCAACGTGCTATTACTCATTTAGATATTCATGATCATAATGAAAATGCTAAACATATAATCGCTGGTTTCAGAAAAATATTTATAAATGATTCTCAAACAAATAAAGATTTTGAAAATTTTTACCTTTTGACGTGCAATATGACTGACTCGTTAAATCGTCAACTTGAAAATTGTGACTATGATATTGAAGAGGTTGAAGCGACGGAAGAGGAATGTTTGAATCGCCTTGAAAAAGATGACAGCAGGCCTAATAAAGAAATATTCAAACAACGCATACATGATTATTTTGAGCAACATTCTTCTAAAGAGGAGGTGAGGAAAATGAGTAAGGAAACGAGAGTTGGTAACATTATTGAAGTACGTTCAAACGATGATAATGAAATGGTCATCGAGGGATATGCCTTAAAGTTCGACACTTGGTCTGAAAATCTTGGTGGCTTTAAAGAAACGATTTCGCGTCGCGCTTTAGAAAACACTGATTTATCTGATGTACGTTGTTTAGTAGATCATATCCCGTCGCAAATAATCGGTAGGACAAAGTCAGGTACTTTGCAACTCGAAACTGACGATGTCGGACTTAAATATCGTTGTAAGTTGCCAAATACAACATTTGCGCGTGATTTATACGAGAACATGCGCGTAGGTAACATTAATCAATGTTCGTTTGGTTTCATGCTTGACGACAAAGGCGATGAAATGCGTTTTGATGAACAAGAAAACATCTACAAACGCACTTTGACAGCAATTCGTAAACTTACAGATGTCTCTGTAGTAACTTATCCAGCGTATAAAGATACGGATGTTAAACCTGCATTACGTAGTATTGAAAGTATTAAAAAAGAGCAACGTAAAAAAGAATTAGAATTAAGACTAAAGAAACATTCAATATTAAATAAGATTTGGTGAAGTTGAACACCATTATCAAATACAACCATTGGACATGCTGAATATAGCGATGTCTATTTTTTATGCCAATTTTAGGAGGAAATTAAATGAAAACAAAAGAAGAGTTACGATCTGAGATTTCAGACATCAAAAGACAAATTGATTTGAAAGTTAAGTATGCAACGCGAGCGCTTAATAACGATGAGTTAGAAAGAGCAGAAGAATTAGAACAAGAAATTACTGATTTACGTTCTCAAATTCAAGAAAAGCAAGAAGAATTAGATAAATTAAAAGAAAAAGACGGGGGTTCAGAGGATGACCCACAACCAGTTGTTGTAAACGAAGCGCGTTCTTATCAACAACAAGCGAATATAAACGAATTAGGTATTTCGATTCAAAATACAAAAGTAACATCACAAGAAGTTAGAGACTTTTCAGAATACCTTGAAACTCGTGATGAAAATACTATTAAAGGCGGTTCTTTGAAAACGGATTCTGGTTTCGTATTAATTCCGGAAGAGATTGTGACAGATATCCTTACGTTAAAAGAAGTCGAATTTAATTTAGATAAGTATGTCACAGTTAAAAAAGCACCTAGCGGTTCAGGTAAGTATCCAGTTGTACGTCAATCATCTGTTGCTGCACTTCCTGAAGTTGAAGAATTAGCTGAAAACCCAGAATTAGCGGTTAAACCGTTTTATCAATTGGTTTATGACATTAAAACGCATCGTGGTTACTTCCGTATTTCACGTGAATCTATTGAAGATAGCAAAGTTAATGTACTACAAGAATTGAAATTATGGATGGCGCGCACAATTGCTGCAACGCGTAATCAAGCAATTATTGATGTGTTGAAAAATGGTTCTCAAGGAGAAGGTGGCAAGCAATTAAAATTAGAAAAAGTTGCTGCAAAAGGTATCGACGGGTTGAAAGATGCTGTTAACCTTAACATCAAACCAAATTACGAGCACAATATTGCTATTGTATCTCAAACAATGTTTGCTAAGTTAGATAAGATGAAAGACAAAAACGGAAATTACTTAATTCAACCAGATGTTAAAGAAAAAACGCAACAACGTTTACTAGGTGCTAAAGTTGAAATCTTACCAGATGAAATGTTAGGAGAAAAAGCAAACGAGACATTGATTTTCGGTAATCTAAAAGATGCAATTGTATTGTTTGACCGTTCACAATATCAAGCTGGCTGGACAGATTACATGCATTTCGGTGAATGTTTAATGGTAGCTGTACGTCAAGATTGCCGTATCTTAGATGAAAAATCTGCAATTGTTATTAATTATGAAGATACGAAAAATGTTGGAGACGTTAGTTTAGAAGCGTAAGTACCTATTAAAAAATATATAAAGAGGTGAAAGCTTATGGCGATGTTCAAAGTAAAGAAATCTTATACTGACTTAGAAAAAGGGGAATATCTGGAAAGCGGTAAACATGTTGAAATGACAGTAAAGCGTGCTGATTATGTCAACAAAAAGCTGAAAGAACACGGTGTAATACTAGAACGTGTCAAAGAAGAATAGGTGATTTGATGCAATTGACAACCACTGAACTGAAGTTACTAAAAATGCATTGCAAAATAGATCATAACTCTGAAGATAAATTACTAGAAACCTATTATAGTTGGGCTTTTTATGAAATAGTCAGTGCTGTTACAGATGATTATATTGAATACGAAGACTGGTTTAAAAGTAACCCTCTTTTTACTCGTGCTGTATACCCTTTGGCTAATTATTATTTTGAAAATCGTATCGCTTATCAGGATAGAAATTTATCACTTGCACCTCATATGGTTTTAAGTACTGTTCATAAGTTGAGAGATTCATTTGAACGATATTTGGAGAGTGAAGAAGATGAAATTTAATTCAAACAAATTAACTGAGCGTGTCGATTTTTGCCAAGATATCAGCGAACGAGTAAATGGTAATCCAGCAAAACCAAAGTCGAAAGTTTTATATTCATGTTATGCATGTATACGAGAAGCTAAAGAATCTGATACACAGACCAACTTGAATACAGGTAGTAAATTTATAAAAACTATTATTATCAGAGATCCTAGAGGCGATTATAAACCCTCAAACAAACATTACATTACGCACGAAAGCCAAAGATATAACATTAAGTATGTTAAATCGGATTATCAAGATAAATCTTATCTACGTGTGTATGGTGAGGTGGTTATATAGTGGGAGCTAAAATTGAGGAAAACACCATTGAACAGGGTTTAAAGAATGCAGTTTTAAAAATGAATCTGAACGGCAATGCGATTATTAAAGCTGGGGCTATGTCATTAGTCCCACTTTTAAAAAGTAATACACCTTTCGCTGACACCAAAAAACACGCTCGCGAACATATAGGTGTCTCTAATGTGAAAACAGATAGAGACTCAAGCGAGAAAATAGTTACAGTAGGTTATACAAAAGGTGTTTCTCATCGTATTCATGCAACAGAGTTCGGAACGATGTACCAAAGTCCGCAACTATTCATAACCAAAACTGAGAAACAGGGTAAAGATAAAGTTTTAAAAACAATGATTGCTACTGCAAAGAGGTTGCAAAAATGATTAACATTACTAATTTGATTAGAAATACAATTATTAAAGAAAATGTTACAGAAGAATCACATGTATTTAACTATACAGTAGATGACCATTTTCACGAAAAAACCAATAAGCCAATTGTGCGGATATACCCACTACCATTTAACCCTGATGAATACGCTGATGATAGTGAATTTACTAGGGAGTATAATTATCAAATTGATATTTGGTGGTCTGAGGATGAACCGAATGAACAGGCTGAAAAAATAGTAGAGTCGCTAAAGAAAGCGAATTTTCAAAGTTACTATAGAGAACCGTTATACGA